CTAATTCTAGCAATTAGTGGTTGTTCATTATTACCTACGAAAAAAGTAGAGGTAATATCTAAACCCGTACAAATAGATATTATGCAACCAGATTTACCACGACCTGTGGAATTAACCGCACCTCAATGGTGGGTTGTATCAGAAGCTGTTATTACAAATCCATGTAAAAAATCAATACCATTCGAACCAAAGAAGTTTAATGATGAAGGTATAGAACAATTAAAAAGACCAAAGACCTGTGATTTATCTGAAAGAGATAATCCTGATTGGCCTGAAGGTTATACATATTTGGATAGATTCCTTGATGAAATTAAAAGTCAAAATAACGGAGATATCGTATTTGTAGCAACTACAGTTGGTGATTATAAGGTCATGGCTGAAGATATGCAAGAACTTAAAAGATACATAAAACAATTAGGTGAAGTTGTAATCTATTACAGAAATGTGACAATGCCAAATGGTGAAAAGGGTGTAGGAGTTGGTATTCAACAACCTGAAAACGCACCTGGTATCCGCGGTTAATTAATTAAAATAAACGTTTACTTTCAAGTGAAAGTATGGTATAATATATAATATAATGAATACAACTACAATAAATGTCACAAAAAGAGATGGGTCAATAAAACCATTTGATTTAGATAAAGTTCACAAAGTTTTAGAATGGGCTGTTGAAGATATATCAGGCGTATCAATGTCTGAAATAGAACTTAAAGCTAATATACAACTCTATGATAAAATCGCAGCTTATGATATCCATGAGCTTTTAATCAAATCAGCAGCTGAATTAATTTCAGAACATACACCAAACTATCAATTCGTAGCAGCTCGTCTTATATCATATAAGATGAGAAAAGAAGCTTATGGAGAATATACACCTCCACCATTAACTCAAATTATAGAAGAAAATATAGAGTTAGGAGTGTATGATAGTGAGATTGTTAATACATATACAGAAGATGAAATATGTGAATTAGACAGCTATCTAAAACATGAAAGAGATGATACATTTACATATGCAGGAATGGAACAATTTCGTGGTAAGTATCTAGTTCAAGATAGAAGAACAAAGAAGATATACGAAACTCCACAAATATTGTATATGATGATTGCAATGACTCTTTTTGGTAAGTACAAAGAAAATAGATTAAAATATGTTAAGGACTATTATGATGCAATATCTCAATTTTATATATCACTCCCTACTCCAATCATGGCAGGCGTTCGAACACCGACTCGACAATTCAGTTCTTGCGTCCTTATTGAATCAGGAGATTCCCTTGACTCTATTAATGCTACTGCTACTTCTATTGTTAGATACATAAGTAAAAAGGCAGGTATAGGAATAGGTGCTGGCTCAATACGAGCAAATGGCGCTAAAGTTGGAGATGGTTCAGTAGTACATACTGGGTTAATTCCATTCTTAAAATATTTCCAATCAGCTGTGAAATCCTGCTCTCAAGGAGGTGTAAGAGGAGGAGCCGCTACTGTATACTTGCCCTTATGGCATTATGAATTTGAAGATTTAATTGTTCTTAAAAACAATAAAGGCGTAGAAGAAACAAGAGTTCGTCACATGGATTATGCATTTCAGTTTAATAAACTTATGTATGAAAGATTATTATCAGGCGGTAATATAACTTTCTTTGACCCTAATGATGTACCTGGCTTATATGAATCATTCTTTATTGACCAAGACAAATTTAAAGAGTTATACGAAAAATATGAAAGAGCGCATAGTATAAGAAAGAAAACACTACCAGCATTAGATGTATTTCAAATGTTCTTAACAGAAAGAAAAGATACTGGTAGAATATACCTTATGAATGTAGACCATGCAAATGACCATAGCTCATTTATAGCAGAAAAAGCTCCAATAAGAATGAGTAATTTATGTTGTGAAATTGATTTACCAACAACTCCTTTAAATAGCCAAGATGATAAAGATGGAGAAATTTCTTTATGTACATTATCAGCAATCAATTGGGGTCTTATAAACGAGCCACATGAATTTGAAAAATATTGTGACCTTACTGTAAGAGCTCTTGATGAGCTATTAGATTACCAAGGATATCCAATACCAGCAGCTGAAAAAGGTACAATGAACAGAAGACCTTTAGGTGTAGGTATTATCAACTTAGCATATTTCTTAGCAAAGAGAGGGCTTAAATACGACGATTCTGCTTATGAAATTGTTGATGAATATGATGAAGCATGGTCATATTATTTAATAAAAAGTTCAGCAAACCTTGCAGCTGAAAAAGGAAAATTGATATATAATACTGATACGAAATATTCTAAAGGAATACTTCCTATCGATACTTATAAGAGTGCAATAGATAATCTTGTAAAGTGCAGAGAACGTTTACCGTGGGAAGATTTGCGTAAGCAACTCAGAGAAACTGGCATCCGGAACTCGACTTTAATGGCGCTAATGCCAGCCGAAACAAGCGCTCAAATAAGTAATAGTACAAATGGTATTGAACCTCCTAGAGCTTTAGTATCATATAAACAGAGTAAAGATGGAGTGATGGCGCAAGTTGTGCCTGGTTATCATCATCTTAAAAATAAGTATGACTTATTATGGGACCAAAAGTCACCAGAAGGATACTTAGCTATATGTGGTATATTACAGAAATATATAGACCAAGGAATCTCTGTTAATACATCTTATAATCCAGAACATTATGAGGATAATAAGATTCCAATGTCAGTGATGATACAAGATACTGTCACTGCATATAAATATGGATTAAAACAATTGTACTATTTTAATACGTTTGATGGAGCAGGAGAAATGACAGATGGAGAAACACATCATGCGTATGATGGAGAATCAGAAACTTATAATGAAAATGATGAAGATTGTGATTCATGCAAAATTTAAATAATAAAATAAATCAAAGAATGGATATTCTTCAAGCTTGGATGGAAGAAGATTATCATTTAAAAAGACCACAAGTAGTTTATGACCATACACTTACTATAAGTAAATTTTGGTCAGTGCTTTCAGAAGAAGACAAGGAATATATACAATGTGTACAAGATGCAATAACCGAAAAATCGACAATATCATGGAAACCTAATGGCAATACTACAAAAAAATAAAAAATCACACTTAATTAAAAATATGTTTTTAGATGAAGGAGTTGATATTGCAAGATACGACCAAGTCAAATATCCACAAATCGAAAAAATTACCGATAAACAATTAGGATTCTTCTGGAGACCAGAAGAAGTCGACGTATCCAAAGATAAAAAGGATTTTAACGACTTAACCGACCATGAACAACATATTTTCACATCTAATCTCAAAAGGCAAATATTACTGGACTCTGTACAAGGTAGGGCCCCAAACCTTGCTTTCCTTCCTATTGCTTCGTTACCCGAAATTGAAAACTGGATTGAGACCTGGTCCTTTTTTGAAACTATTCATAGCCGTAGTTATACTCATATTATTCGCAATGTCTATTCTGACCCTTCTATTGTTTTTGACAGCATGCTTGATATAAAAGAAATTATGGATTGTGGTTCAGATATCGCAAGCTATTATGAAGAATTAATATCAGATAACAATTCAGCTTCTAATAAAATGTCTCATAAAACATCATTATATATGGCTATGCTTTCAGCAAATGCTCTTGAAGGAATACGTTTTTATGTATCCTTTGCTTGCAGTTGGGCATTTGCTGAACTTAAAAAGATGGAAGGTAATGCTAAGATTATTAAATTTATAGCAAGAGATGAAAATACTCATCTTGCAGCAACTACAGTTATGATTAAAAATCTATTAAAAGAAGATAAAGATTTTCAAAAGATAGCAAAGAAAGAAGAAGAAGCAGCTGTAAAGCTTTTTGTAAATGTTATAGAACAAGAAAAAGAATGGGCAAGGTACTTATTTAAAGATGGTTCAATGATTGGTCTTAATCAAACAATACTCGAAAACTATGTTGAATGGATAGGATGCAAAAGAATGAGAGCAATTGGATTACCATGTCCTTATACTGTTCCTCAGATGAATCCATTACCTTGGACAGAGAAATGGATATCTGGAGGTAACGTACAAGTTGCACCACAAGAAACAGAAATAACTTCATATATAACTGGTGGAGTTAAACAGGACGTCGATAGTTCTACATTAAAAGGATTAAGTTTATAATGTTTGTACCTTGGTTCACAAAGCCCGATACGGAAAAGAAAGTATTACAAATCGTAAATCTCTCTCCTGATGAATCTTGGATTGAGAAAATTGTTGACGTTCACCCAATGAAACAAATAGCAATAATGTCAGTAGTTCAAGTATGCGTATTTGGATTTATGTTATTATGCTTTAAAATAATAGGAGTAATATTTAAATGATTATAATATATGGAAAAACACAATGTCCTTATTGCGATATGGCAAAAAATATGTGTGAGCAAAAAGGTATAGATTACGAATATAAACAGCTTGGAACAGATTTTGATAGAAATGAAATGCTAGAAACATTTCCAGGCGCAAGAACATTCCCACAGATTATAGTTGATGGTCAAAAGATTGGTGGATATACAGAACTAAAAGAATTAGTTGATTTAGAGTTATGATTTTAGAGTGCGAATATTGTTTTTCACGCATAATCATAAAACCAGATGACGAAATAAAAATTAATTTTTGTCCTCATTGTGGTGAACCAACTGATGATGATGCAGAAGAGTTAGACTTTAATGAATAAATGGATATATCAAGGCGTTGCATTTAATCCGGATGAACCTTTTACTTTCGAAAGATACGGTAAAGATTGGTATGGCTTTGTCTATTGTATTACTAATCGAGCAACAAATAAAAAGTATATAGGCAAAAAATTCTTTTGGAAGCCTAAAACGTTACCTATTACTAAAAAAAGAAAAAGACGTCAAAGACTTAAAGTCGAATCAGATTGGCGTACCTATTATGGTTCTAATAAACATCTACAAGATGATGTTGCAAGTATGGGTGAAGACTTTTTCTATAGAGAAATACTACATTTATGTAAATCAAAAGGTGAATGCGCTTATATGGAAACTAAGGAACAGTTTGACAGAGAAGTGTTGATGACTGAAGACTATTATAATGGAATAATCAATTGTAGAATTGGTGGGAATGCAGTAAAAAACTTAAAATAAACCTTTACATTTGCTTAAAAGTATGGTATAATATAGTATATGACGAAAAAATATAAAGACAATATTATCCCATTTCCAACGAAAGAAGATATACAAGTAAAAGAAGATTCAGAAATTTTAGACGATTTAAGTAACGAATGTGTTGAATCATCTCATTTTCTATTAGAAGTAATGGAAGAGTTTATTAATTCAGGACAAGTAAGCGAAGGATTAATGGACTTAAATTTTAGAGATGAAACGGTACAAGAATCAAGAGATATGTTTGTTATAGTTAATATGTTAAATGCAATGTTTAATAGATACTATGGCATTCCACATGGATTACACCAAACACTCGATAATGCTTATATCAAAGTAAAAGAAATGATTCTTTTAAATGAAGAAGCAAATCATGATTTAGCTGAGTTTGTATTCACACCAGAAGGTAGTGACCAAGAAATTCTCTTTACTCCTGACTTTGACTTAGACCCACCAGAAGAGGACCCTGATGATACTAATTGATTATTCACAGATTGCATTAAGCAATATAATTGTGCAAAAACTAAATGATGAAAGCATGATAAGACATATGATACTTAACAGTATTAGAATGTATAACAAAAGATATAGAGAAGAATATGGCCAACTTGTTATATGTGCTGATGGTATGAACACTTGGAGAAAAGACTTTTTTCCAGAATACAAAGCTGCACGTAAAAAGAACAGAGATAGTTCAAGTCAAGATTGGACTGAAATCTTTAGGATATTACATACAGTTCGTGATGAAATAAATGAATATATGCCATATAAAGTTGTACACCTAGAAGGCGTAGAAGCTGATGATATTATTGGTACACTTACAATGCAAACACAAGAGTTTGGTCAAGCTGAACCAGTAATGATTATATCATCCGATAAAGACTTTATACAACTACAAAAGTTTAACAATGTAAAACAATATAGTCCTATACAAAAGAAATTTGTCACTGATAAAAATCCAAGAACTTATTTGTTTAATCATGTAATGAGAGGAGATAGTGGCGATGGTATACCAAACGTTCTTTCAGCTGATGATACATTTATATCTGAAAAAAGCCAAACTCCTTTAAGACAAACAAAGATAGATAATTGGTTAGAAAATGCTGATAGTCTAAGAGAACACATGGATGATGAGATATATCGCAACTATCAACGTAATAAAAAGCTTATCGATTTAACTGATATACCAGAAGACATACAAGAAAACATTATAAATACTTTTAACGGGCAAACAAAAACGCCTAACATGAGAGTGTTGAACTATTTAATTAAAAAAAGATGCAATCATTTGATTGAGGTCGTGGAGGAATTTTACAATGGCTAGAAAATTAATATCGGAAGTCCTAGCAGAAGCAGGCAAAATCGTAAAGCGTGATGAACGAATAAAGTTCTTACAGCTTAATAAATCACCAGGTCTTACTGACATACTTAGAATAAACTATGATGATAGTGTAATATCTTTATTACCAACAGGAGCTCCGTCTTATAAAAAAGATGATGCACCTAAAGGATATGAATATACTATACTAAATAAAGCATATAATCAATTTAAGTATTTCTTTAAAGGTCCTATAGCAAATAATATGAAACCTCTTAAGAGAGAAGGATTGTTTTTAAACTTACTTGAATCACTTAATGAAGAAGAAGCAGAATTACTTATAGCTGCTAAAGATAAAAAAATGAAAGTAAAAGGTATAACTAAAAAATTAGTTAATGATACTTTCCCTGGACTATTATTAAAATAATCCTTTACATTTGCCACGTTTTGTGGTATAATATATATTATGAACATTTTTATACTCAACAATGACCCAGTACTTGCAGCTCAAGAGCAATGCGATAAACATGTAGTTAAAATGATTGTTGAATCAGCACAAATGCTATCAACAGTTCATCGTATGCTTGATGGTACTATGGAACGTAGACCATCTAAGTCTGGCGCAATGCTTCAATACTGGAAGCTTCATGATGACCGTGAAGATATACTATACAAAGCATGTCATTTCAATCATCCATCAACAGTATGGACAAGAGAATCAAAAGCTAATTATCAATGGCACTATGAACATTTTATTGCGCTATGTGACGAATATACATATAGGTATGGTAAAGTGCATTCAACAGATACTAAACTAAGAAAAGAGTTAAAACAAGTACCTACAAATATACCAGTAAAACATATGACTCCATTCAAGCTTGCAATGGGTTCTAATCCTGAATGTATGTTTGAAGATGCAGTTAAATCTTACAGAGCTTTCTATCATACTAAACAAGAAAAATTCAGTATGGTATGGACTAAAAGGCCTATACCAAGTTGGTTTAATGCGATATAAATTATACGAACATAGGTATACCTTTAAAGGTCAATTTGCTTATGCGGCTAATTGTATAGAGCATGCGATGGATATGTTAGGTCATGAAAAAGTAGAAGATAATCCTGACTTACATATCTATAATCATACCTCTCGAGATACTGAACCTGATATGCCAGAAAATTCTATTATATTTAAACCTACAGCTCCAACAAGTCAACACTTTCAAATATGTGATTTAGGATATGCTAATAGTTCTCGTATTACATTTGAAGAACCAGTTGAATATGAATTTAGAAAAGTGCAAGATAGCGAATGGAATGATGTACAAGATATGATAGAGAGAAGAGCAAATAAATGGGATAATGCTGGTCTCTTTAAATGGACTGAACCTTTTAATATTAAAAAAGACCACATATTAATCCTAGGTCAAATGCCAGAAGATGAAACAGTAAAAGGATTTGGATTTGGTAATCATTGGGATAAGCTATGTCAAGTAGTTGAAAAGTTAAATGATAGAGATAATTTAGTTATTAAATTACATCCAAGAATTAGAAAAGCATCTCATGTCGTACCTAATTTAAATGACCAAATAGAAAAATGGCAAAAGGCTGGTCATCAAGTGTTCTCTAAATTCGAATCAATACATGCTATATTACCTAAAACAAAGGTAGCAATAATAGAAAATAGTACATCAGGTATTGAATGTATGATGCATGATGTACCAATAATTTCTTATGGTTATCCTGATTATCATTGGATAACAAAAGATTTAAGAATCTTAACTCAATTAAATGAATGTATAGATAATATGAATTGGTTTAATAAAAAATTAAGTAGACAATTTTTAATATGGTACGTTAATGATTATTTGTGTTATGATATACCATCAACAATGAAACGATTAGAGGAGTTAGTATAATGCCAACATATGAATTTAAAAATAAAAAAACTGGAGAAGTGTTTGAAAAATTCTTTTCGTATGATAATAAAGTAAAATTTCTAGAACAAAACCCTGATGTGATATCACATTACACCACTTTAAATATAGACCACGATGGGGGTAAATCAGTACTTACAAGAGCTGGTAGTGGTTGGAAAGAAGTACAAGATAGAATTAAGTCTGGTATGCCACCAAAAGATAGGAGCAATATTAAATCAAAATGAAGTTTAAACATGAAGCAGTTGATTTAGGTTATAATGACCTAGAAGCTGTCACGGGAGATAAAGGAAGATTTTATACTGACCCAGAAGGAAATAAATACGCATCAGTTACGACAGTATTATCAATACTCTCAGAAGAAGCAATACAAGCGTGGCGTGCGCGCGTAGGCGAAGAGGAAGCAAATAGAGTATCGCGCATCGCAAGTAGTCGTGGAACAACAGTCCATAACATTATAGAAAAGTATGTAGCAAATGACCCTGAATATCTTAAAGGAGAAATGCCACATAACGTACAAACATTTAAAGACATACAACCTGTTTTAGATGAATGTGTTACAAAGGTTTATCAACAAGAAGCTCCTCTTTTTTCTAAACACTTAGGTTTAGCTGGAAGAGTAGATTTAGTTGGTCAATGGAAAGGTGTTGATTCAATTATAGATTGGAAAACATCGCGTAAGCTAAAAAAGAAAGAATGGATTAGTTCATACTTTATGCAATGTTCAGCTTATGCTATTATGTGGGAAGAAAGAACTGGTGTACCTATAAAACAATTAGTTGTTTGTATTGCTGGAGATGAAGGACCACAAGTCTTTATAGAAGACAGAGATAGATGGACAAAAAAGCTTTTGGAAACAATAGCTGAATATAAACGTAGAAAACTATTTGGGAGATAGAAATGGCAAATTATAGAGGAAGACTCTTAGAAACTATTAAAACATCAGCAAAAGCTAATGTTGACAGACATCTAATGAATGCTGAAGTATTATTAGGTAGTCATGTCGGTGTTGCAGAACATAGCGATATGATAGAAACTATAGAGAAAGAACTTTTAGAAGTAACAAAACACCAGGATATATTAGAAGCATTAAAGCTAATAGGCAAATAAAACTTATAAATAGATATTTACATTTAATTAAAAGTGTGGTATAATATATCTATGAAAGATTTTACAGAGTTTTTAACAGAAGGAGCAGGGAAAGGGTTAACTATATTTGATATAGATGATACTTTATTTGTTTCGAAAGCTCGTGTAATTGTTGTTAATACAAATACTGGAAAAACAAAAGCTTTAACTCCTCAAGAGTTTAATACATATAAACTAAGAAATAATGAAGAATATGATTATGGTGAGTTTAAATCAGCAAAGATTTTTTATCAAACTGCTACTCCTATAGGTCGTATGATTAACAAAGCAAAAGCAATTATTAAAAATGCTACAGCTAAAGGTTCAAAAGTTATTATCGTGACAGCAAGAGCTAACATGGATGATAAAAAGCTTTTTATAAAGACTTTAGAATCTCATGGATTACCAATGAAAGATGTTTATGTAGAAAGAGCAGGTAATATGAGTGGTTCAAGTGCTGAAAATAAAAAAGTTATATTTAGAAAGTATTTAAAAACAGGTGAGTATGCAAGAATAAGATTATTCGATGACCACAAAGAAAATCTTCAAGCATTACTTGATTTGAAAAGAGAGTTTCCGGAAGTAGATATGTTTGCGTATCTTGCTAACTTAAAGGGAAGCGTTAAAAGAATAAAATAGGAGTATATTATGCCAATAAAATTAGGAAAGTCGCATACGACAATAGATAGAGCTACTAAAAAAGCTACAACAGTTCATCCTTATATCAAAGGATTTAGTAAAACGGATTTAATTGAAAAATATAATGCGTCAAATACTAAACCAAAGGATAAACAAAAAATTAAAAATGAATTAGTGAGGAGAGGTGGAGTTGTCTTCGAATAATTTACAGCGAATTAAGGAAGTCCTTAATTTAGATGCATGGAGAAAGAAACAAAAAAGCTTATTTAGAAAAAGAATTATAAGTACTGTTTTGGCGATTGTATTGATAATTGGAGCATTATATTTTTATTATGGATAATAAACAATGGCATGGAGGAAAGGGTTCTAAAAGAAGAAACTCTAATGAAGAACTGTATGCTGACAATTGGGAAAAGATATTTGGTAAAAAGAAGCTAGAGGTAAAAGCACGTAAAGCTCAGCCATCTCATTCTATTACACAAATTCATAAAGATAAGTCAAAAGTTATACCAAGGAAGTATAAATATAATAACGAGGAAGAAATATGAGCATAGATATCGATAAATTCGATTTTGGATTTACAGCTGTTGATGAAAATGAACTTGAAGCTGTACAAAAACTATCAACAGAAGCTTCAACAGTTGCTGCAAGCGCAGAACAAAATGAAGAAAAACTAAATAGTTTATATAATGCAATCTTACCTTTACTATCAAATTTAAAAGCAAATCCAGAAAAGGATTATATTTACTGGCCAAATAGAACAGAAAAAGTAGAAGCCTTTGAAGATTTAATCGCAGGGATAATTAAGTAATGGCAGTTAATACAACCGGGCAAGGCAATATATCAATGCTATCGATTGCTCAAGAAAAGCAAAATAGTAGTAGTACTACAGCATTTTCTAATATTTCTTTAGAAGGTCTATCAAAAGATGGCGTAACAGATTATGGCTTTTATAACGGCGATATTACTACTAATGAAGACCCTTCTGTTTCATCAGGTGGTCCGGACCAAGTGGCTCCACATAACATATCCGAGTTTAGTGGTTATACACAAGTTAACACACACAGTGTAGCCGTAACATGGGGTGCACCATCTGGTAAAATTGGCTTTAGAACAGGAACAATTACATCAGGAGCTAATGTCCCTTTTGGAACTATTGATTTAGGTAGCTTTAGTGCAACTGATAGTAATAATTATATTCGTATGGTATGGTCTGATAGCGCCAGTGTTAATACTAGTTGGACAAGCGTTCAAACTCCAGGTGGAACAACATATCAAAGAACTGCATTAACGGTAAATGGTGTAACACACGGACTTTTTCCGGCATCAAGTGCTCAATATTCAGATTGGATAACTAATGGTAATTTTGTATTTACTTACTCATAGGAATTATATATGTCAAAACTATTAATAGAAAAAAGTAATATATTAAGTAATCCAGATTTAGTACGTCAACTTGCTATGGAAGAAGAATATTATACAAAAGACAATCATCCAGAAATTTATGGCGAAATGATTTGTACTATAAGTAAAGATGTATCTAAAGAATTTGGAGTTTTATCAGATGCTACTCAAGAAGTTATTAATCATTTTCAAGAATTAACTAATAAAAAAGTTACTAACTATAAAACATATTTACAATATAATACAGAATCTAGTGATGAGCCTTATGTACATACCGACCATTATTTAACTCTTAACGAAGGATTATTTCCAGTAGAATATATAGGAAATGTTTATATTACTCCTTCAAATATTGCACAAAATGATAGTGCACGATTTGAATTTTTTACAGCTAATGAATTAGATGAATCAGCAGAAATGGAAGATTATTTAAAACTCGGTGATGATAAACTTACAGCTCTTTCAACAAAAGCTTTTGAATATAACAAAGCTATTATTTTTGATTCTAGCATTCCACATAGAAATGCTCCAATATGTGATACTTATTGGGGAACAACTCAGGCTGATAGTCCTTTATGCTTTACTGTCTTTATGAATACATTATAACAAAAACCATTATTATGAATATACTGAATATACAATTACCTAAAAATCACTTTCACACATTACTTTC